AAACAAGCTGTCTGAAATATACAGGCTTAAGACAATAGCATGTAGCGTTACTGTTTCAACGGATAAAGAAGCGGTTGATGTTTCATCTGACAAAGATAAATTAGGCAGTACAGTAACTAAAATTGTGGACTTGGAAAAAGATACAGACAGACTTGTTGATGAATTTATGAGGAAAAGAAATCATATTATCAGCCAAATTGATAGTATGGAGAATACCGACTATTATCACGTACTCTCAATGAGATATGTCAATCAAAACACTTTTGAAGAAATCGCACAAGCTACAAATTGGAGCATAAGAAAAATATTTACAATCCACGGCAGAGCCTTGCAAGAGTTTGAAAGGCTTTACGGAAAAGAATATCTTGAAAATGTGCAGTAGTGTGCATAGTTTTGCATATCATTGCATATATACACTTAAAAAATTGACAGTTATAATATAACTATGAAAAAATCGTAATTCGTTCATTGCGAAAAATCTCTTTTAGAAATAGCACTCACAGATTGTGGGTGCTATTTTTAGTGAATCGAGGGCGACATGAATAATCAGAATATTAATATCGTACCAACAGGAAAACAAAGTGTAATGTGCCCTCGTTGCGGAAAGCTATTAACGTGGGTGAATAAAAACGATAAAAAGCACCACAAGGTAATGTGTACGCACTGCCGTAAATGGATATGGTTTTGGGCTGGCACACAAGAATTTCAGATAAAAGAGGTTCCACAGAGGACTTCTGCAAGTGGCATGAGGTTTTATTGATGTATAGGTACGCACATAAAAACGTAAGACCTTTTTCGGCGGCCTGTCAGAATAATTACGGCAGACAAGTTATTTTTACACGTCAAAGGCAAATCACAAAAAACAACATAATCGAAGAATTGAATAAAGCACTTGTGATTCACGAACAAAACGCTATTGAGATTGAGTACCTTGACAGATACTATCGTGGTGACCAACCGATTCTATATCGTCAAAAGGTAAACAGACCAGAGGTAAACAATAAGATACCAGTTAACCTTGCGTATGAGCTTGTTGAGAGAAAAACAGCGGATATATGCGCTGAACCTATACAATATGTGTTACGTGGCACAGATGATAAGAAATCAGAGGAAATTACAAATCTTAATGTGACAATGGATTCTGAAAGCAAGCAAGAGGTTGACATAGATATTTGCCGTTGGAGAAGTATTTGCGGTACTGCTTATCGCTTTATCGGAAATGACGAGAGCAAGGGAGAGCTACTTGACGAGAGTGATTTTTACTTATCATCAGAAAACCCTATGTACACCTTTGTTGTGTATTATTCGAACAACAGACCAGCTTTTTCCTGCCAGATAGGGGAAGATGAAAATGGAGCTGATGTTTATTTTTGCTTTACCAACAGTGAGTGGTTTGATATTAGAAACGGAAAGATAGTCGATAGGGGAGTAAATGGCAACAGAGCAATCCCAGTTATTGAATATCCAAACAACGCTAGGCGATTGTCAGATATAGAAATCACAATACCTATTACGGACGCAATAAACACTTTGCAGTCCGACAGAGTAAATGGCATAGAACAGTTCGTATCGGCATGGGTTAAGTTTGTCAACTGTGAGATTGACTTAGAGCAATTCAGAAAAATGCGCCAAGAGGGAGCGTTAGTTGTTAAGTCCAACAACGGCACTGACAATAAAGCTGATGTTGATATTATGTCAAGCGAGCTTAATCAGACCGAGGGGCAAGTAGTTTTCAATGATTTGTTTGAAAAATTCTTAAGCATACAAGGACTTGCAAATCGCCAAGGCAACACTGGTGGTGATACCCAAGGAGCTGTAGAACTTAGAAACGGACATTATGACGCAGAACTTAGAACCGCCATTAATGAGCCTATTCTTAAGAAGTCGGAGAGAATGTCACTTAAGATTATTCTTAATAGGCTTAGAATAAATAAAGGCTACACTCTTATGCCTAGCGATATTGAAATACATATCAATCACAATAAGCTTGACAATATGCTTGTTAAGGCAGAAGTACTTGAAATACTGCTTAGAAGTGGCGTCCACTACAAGAGAGCAATTAAGACCATTGATATGTTTAGCGACCCAGAACAAGTTGCACTTGAGAGTAAGGCTAGAATGGAGAGTCTATATCCAGATAAAGTCGAAGATAGCAATGACGATAATAATAACATCACGACAGCTAGTGAATAACTGGCTGTCTTTTTTGATTTGAGGTAATAAAAGATGGCAGATGAAATCCACGCGCTGAATAATGATGAAATCAAAGACATTGACTACGAAACATATTTTGGCGAAATGGATTTATCTGACGAGGAAAAGGAAGATAGAAAAAAGCTTGCTGAAAAGTTTGAAAAAATCTTTGTTATGCTATTTGCCTTGTTATCCGGCAAGGAAGAAACAGAGATAACAGCTATCACCAAAGAATTTATTATCAGATATGAGAGCATTGCTACGCAGTATTGCAAAGCAAAGAAAACACCCTCATATATTACGGATTATGCTCGGTACATTGTGAATGAAGTGGTTGACGCTACCACACAAAATACTGAAGTAGAGTATTTTACATCACAGAAGCGAGCAAAAAATGTAGCTGCGAATGAAGCCAATGCGGTCGGCAATTACAGATTGCAAACTGAAATGGTAAAACAGGTCTACAAAACAAAAGAGTGGCGCTCAAAAGAAGATTCGCATGTCAGACCTACACATGCAGAAGTTGACAGAAAGAGAATTGGTATTTTTGAGCCGTTTGAGGTTGGAAATTCGCTGATGATGTTTCCAAAAGACCATTCACTTGGCGCAGAGGTAAAAGAGATTTCTAACTGCCGGTGCAGCGTTAAATATTACAAATAATGAGCAACTTGTAAGGAAACTTATAGGTTGCTTTTTATTATACAAAAATTTGCAGTTGTGCGTTAAACAACAGAAAAACTCGGCTGGTGCGACCAGCGATAACAAAAGCGTGAGTTATGGAGGTAATTGAAATGACAAGAAATGATGTTTTGAAGCTTTTCCCGGATGCAACGGATGAGCAGATAACAAATCTGCTTAACAAGAGCGGTGAGGAAATGGCAAGAGAGAAAGAGAAAGTCAATCAGTACAAGGCTAAAGCCGACAAGGCTGACGAGCTACAGACACAGCTTGATGAACTACAGGCTGGCAACATGACCGAGCTGGAAAGGGCAAATAACGCCTTAGAGACAGCTAATCAGCAGATAGCCAAGTTACAGAAAGATAACGCTGTCAGAGACTTGCGTGAGAAGGCTATGTCAGATTTTGGAATTACAGCAGAACAGGTAAAGACAGTAGTAAAAGAGGATGGCTCTTTTGACACAGCAGTTCTTGGAAAAATTATTTCCGACATGAAAGCCAATGCGATAGCAGAGTATGAGAAAAATGCTCTCAACAATACTCCTAATCCGAGCAATGGCGGTAACAATAATGAACCCGACTCAAAGCCGGCAGATGTAGCCAATGCAGAACAAATCTCATTCGGTACAGTTGCAAGTGCTGAAAGTCAAAACAGCTATGTAATTTAAACAGGAGGTAGAAACGATGGGAAAGCCAATCGTAAGAGACTTTACACAGGGTAAAGGAATTTTAAAATTTTTCCCTTATGAGGGTGCAGCGTGCCTTGTACCACAGACTATGGTAACAAGCGCAGATGGAAACGGAATGAAGATTGTGCCAGCCGGTACACCATTCCCAAGTAATGATGCAGAGTGCAAGGGTTATCTGTTACACGATGTGGATGTAACAATGGGTGACGCACCTGGAACATATGTATATCAGGGAACTATTGATTGGGAGAAAGTTAAGTCACTTTCAATCACAGACGCAGCTAGAACTGCAACACCTAGAGTTACTTTCTATGGCGCACCAAAGATTGTAGCAAGTGAGGTTTAAAAGGAGGTAGAAGAACATGGCATTACCATTAGCAGAAGCATTTACAGCGAGAAGCCTCGGTGTAATGTGGGATAACTACAAAAAGACATTAGGAACTGCCCCTTATCTTGGCAGACAGAAATTCGGAACACGTAAACAGGACTCACTCGACCTTAGATTTATCAAGGGTAAGAACGGACTGCCGGTATCGCTCAAAGCTTCAAACTTTGACGCACAGGCAGAGTTAAGAGACGTTGGAGGCTTCTCTGACATTCAGAACTCAATGCCATTTTATCGTGAGGGATATATGGTAACAGAAAAAGAGGAACAGGAGTATGACAATTACAGAACTTCTGAAAACTCTAACCTTGCTAATAACGTATTACGTGAAATCTCTAAGAAACCAATGATGTTAATTGAGGGTGCATTAGTTGTACCGGAGAGACAGATTTGGCAGTTACTTGCGCCTACAGATGGTGTACCGAAGGTAAAGGTTGTGCTTGGCGATAAGAACTATGTCGTTGATTACACAGCCGACAACGGTGCAGAGCATAAGGAAAAGCACTTTAAGTCAATTACCGGCACAAGTGCATGGGACAAGCCTACTACATGCGCACCACTTGATGACCTTATTGCAGCTCGTAGAGACTTTGCAAAGGCTACAGGCTATTCACTTACACGCTTCACCATGAATACAGAGACTTGGGAAATGGTGCTTAAGGCAGAGGACACAAAGAAGCAGGTGCTCGGTATTACTGCTTACAATGGCGGTATCAGATTACAGCAAGCACAGGTTGTTGAATATCTTAAGGGATATGGTATCGAGATTGAAGTATATGACAAGCTCTACGTTGACGAGTCAGGACAGACACAGTACTTTGTACCAACAGGCATTGTATCTGCGCAGTCTGCCGGAGTATTCCTTGGCGATTACACATTCGGCAAGACACCAGAGGAAAGAAGCGGAAGTATCACAGACGGAAACCTCTCACTTGTTGAGACCGGTGTATCTGTATACACATATGCTACAAATCATCCTATCAATACTCACTGTATCGTATCTATGATTGGATTACCTACATTCGAGGGTATGGATAGCGTTATGGTTCTTAAAGTTAAGGAGGATTAAGGCTTATGATAGCAACGCACTCTATAAAGCATGATGGAGTGTGGTATAAAGTCGGAGATGAGGTACCGGAAAGCAATAGCAATTCGGTACCATCTGATTTTATGAACCCGCCTGAAACACCATACACAAAGACAGAAATTAACAGAATGCCAACAGCCGACCTAAAGAAGCTTGCGAGTGAAAATGGTATTGAAAATGCCACAGAAATAAACGGCGGTGACTTGAAGAAAATGTTAATTGAAAAGTTTGGATTATAAGGAGCTTGGCATGGAATACACCACATTAGAACAGGTCAAAATCAGACTTAAACAATTTCATATTGATACAGTCACGAATGATGATGAAACTACATCTGATGTGGTGGTGTTCGATAAAAAGGAAGATAACCCGCTCATTGAACAACTCATTAAACAAGCCACGGAAGATGTAAAAGCGAAAAGGTGCTATCCAGACACTTTCACCGATGATGATATAGCTGCCGATTTAAAGCAGTTTGAGAATGTCGTTATCAATCTTGCTGTCTACGACCATTCACAAGCCGGTGAGAACTACATGAGCGCATTAAGCGAGGGCGGTGTGAGCCGTACATGGAAAAGCAGAGACGAGCTGTTTATTGGGGTGTTTCCTTTTGTCAAAGTGCTATAAGCAAAAAGAAGATTGTGCGTTACCATTTTACTGATGTCGGTAAAGTGGTAGCAGGCGGTACACATTAAGTGGTGGTGGGCGGTGTGCCAATTACTAAAGACGAAAGGCTGTAAGATGAATAATTTAATCTATCAGACATACATTATTGCCTTGCCAATTATCCTAACAGCACTTTTGGGTTATATTGTTTGGCTTTTACAAGAGCAGAAAAAGCAAAAAGCGATAGACACAAAAGAAAGAGACGAGCGCATTGAAGAGGAAAAGAAGCTACGACAAGCAAACGGAAAAGGTACAATGCTACTTTTACGAGTACAGCTTATCGAATACCATGATAAGTACATGAAGCTTGGCGAAATTCCCTCATATGCGTATCAGAATTTTTGCGAGATGTATGACACATACCACGCACTCGGTGGCAATGGCATGGTAACGAAAATGAAAAATGAGATTGAGGAAATCCATTTAGGCAAAGGAGGTAAAAGCTGATGGACTTTACACAAGTACCTACAGTAGTTGCCATTATGGTAATTACTTATTTAATCGGATATGCTTCAAAGCAGATACCACAGGTTAAAGATAATGTTATTCCTATTATCGTAGGTGTAGCCGGTGGAGTACTCGGCATTGTTGGAATGTTTGTAATTCCCGGTTATCCGGCAGACAACATTCTTGATGCAATGGCAGTTGGCATTGTGTCGGGCATGGCAAGCACCGGTGTTAATCAGATTTACAAGCAAATAAAGAAAAATGCTTGACATCAATAAACAAGCCATGAAATACGCGCTTCAAGGTCAAACTGTCACAGTCTATGAAAAAGACGAGGACGGAAATCCAAAGTTTTACGAAACAGAGGACGGAGAGAAGATATACTACACGCACGAGGAAACAGGCTTTTCGGAGCCAGTTGATTTTCGGGCAAACATATCATTTGACGGAGGAGAAGCGCAGAACAAGGAATATGGCTTTAATACGGCTGATTTTGACGCTGTTTTGCTGACAGACAGAGGAGACTACCCTTTTAAAAAGGGTGACGTTATTTGGCTTGATAGCGAGCCTACAAAAGACGAAAACGGATTAGTTGATTCAACTTCCGCAGACTTTACAATAGTGGGAGTAAAACCCTCTCTCTATTCAGTTAAATACATGCTCAAAGCAGTTGTGAAAGAAGTGTAATTATGAAGATTGACGTTTCTCTGACAGAAAAATCTATACAAGATGCGATAGACAAGCTTGAAAAATACAAAGACCGCTTACAGGACAAGTGCATAGCGTTTGTCGGAGAGCTTGCTAGCAATGGCATTGCTGTAGCACAAGCAAATACAGGTAATTTCGGACACTACATTACATTTAGTTACGAAATTAAAGATACAACGGACGGCTGTACGGCTATTGTGCTCGCTACCGAAACAGGGCAGATACAAAGCACATGGCAAACGGCAGACGGACTTAAAACAGTTGATGTATCGCCTTTGCTTATGGCTGAATACGGCTCAGGTTGGAAAGCTAAGCCACACTTCAATGATGCAAGAGGCGGTCAGGGAACTTTCCCGGGGCAGACACACGCATTTGACAGCGAGGGTTGGTATTGGAGAGACGAAAGTGGAGAATTACACCATTCATACGGCATTACACCTACAATGCCGATGTATCACGCATTTTTAAAAATGGAAAATGACATTATGAGAACGGCACGGAAAAATTTTAGTTGAGGTGATAAAGTGGCGAGTCAAAATCAATGGGCTTATGACCTTGAAGACCTTACATATGCGATTATGAAAACCCGATGTGAGAAAAAATTGAAAACTAAATATCCCAAACTTAAATTTACACAAGAGGAACAGTCGGACAGTTCAAAGGCAAGTTTCCCGACAGTGCTAGTTCAAGCACTCGAACCTATAGAACAGAATGAAGATTTAGAGCGCGAAAGAATGAATACAGTGTTATTTACAGCACAAGTGACTGTTACAACGAATAAAAGCCGTTCAGAAGCCTTGAATGTGGCGCAGACAGTGGCTGATGAATACAAAGCCATGTCATTCAAGTTAGTGCCAGCCCCATTCGCTAGGAAAAACGGCAAAATATGGACAGCAACATTACGTGCTAGGCGGTCATTCGACTGGAATGATAGATTATAAGAGCTTTTTGGCTCTTATTTTTTTATGAAAAATTAGGAGGATTAGAAATGGCAACAGGATTAAAAAGTAGAATTGCTTACAAGACACCAACCGCATCTGCCACAAGTGGCGATTATTGGGCTGGAACTTACAAGCTCTTACTTAGAGCAAAATCAATTCCCTCACCATTCGGTTCACAGAACATGGTAGATACTTCAACTCTTGAAGATTTAGTAGAGACACAGGAAATGGGCAGACGCTCAGCCGGTTCCATGGAAGTTGAGGGAGCTTTTGAGAAAAAGTATAAGGATGAGATGGTAACTAACGAGGGCAAGAAGCTCGACTTTATCATTCTTTATGGTACAGACGGAAAAGGTTCAGAGGGTATCTGCGCTTTTATCGGTCAGGAATCATTCGCCCCAGGTGAAGCTTCCGATGACCACTTAACAGGAACTGCGACTGTATCAGTTCAGACAGTGCCTAAGTGGATTGAGGATAACTACGATGTTGCAGTAACAGAGGATGACCAAGGCTATCCAACAGCAATCACACTCACAAAAAAAGGGTGAGCCAATCGGAAAAAGCCGTAGCGGTTGGCTATGATGATAGCACGGCTGACAGCGAACTTGAAGATACAATATAGTAAGGTAATTGAGGCAGTTTTAATACTGCCTCTTTCCCTATATAAATTAGGGAGAAAGGGAAAGATAAAATGAAAATTAAATTAAACGGAAAAGAATACACAGTTAAATTCGGATACGCACCGGTATATCAAAATAGAATTATCCCAAGAGTTGTAGGAATGGGACAACAGGGAGATGAGCTTGAAGCGATTGACAACATGCTCGGCTTTTTACCGGAATTTTTACTTGTAGGCTTGCAGAAATTTCATGCCGACGAATTTGGCTTTGATTTTGACGATAAAGAAGCAAAAGAGAAACAGCTTGTAAAGATGTATGATTTACTTGACGATTACCTTGACCCTGAGAATGAAGAGGGCAAAGATATAATGTCACTCTACGATGATTTGACGGCAGAGCTGGAGAAGAACAGTTTTTTATCAAAGCTGTTGGCGAAAGAGGAACAGACAGCCAAGAAGAAACCGACCAAGAAGTAAAAGAGCTTACATGGGATGTGTATTGCAACGAAATTCGCCCATATTGGCTTTTAGCAACTAAAGGTTATGGATTTAGCGTTGAGGACATAGACATGTCTTGTCCGGCTGATTTAGAGCCTTATTCAAAGGCTTATATGCTTGAGCAAAAAGAAGCTGACTCTAACATGTGGGCTTGGTGGGGCACATACGGACTAAGCGCAACTCTTACAGCTATTGACAGAGCACTGAATGGCAATAAAGCAAGAGCAAAATACATTGAAAAATCATTAAATGAGCAATACTCAGAAGATAACGAGCCTAAATACAAGGAGTCTAATGAGGAAATTGCCGTTTATGAAATGAAGCAACGAATTAACGCATTAAGACAATCGGGATTACCTGAAAGTCCTGATTAATGAGGTAAAAATATGGCATATAAAGGAATTGACGTATCGTCATATCAAGGAAATATTGATTGGAGTAAGGTTAAGTGGGCAGGGGTGCAATTTGCAATTCTTAAAATAATTCGCAAAGACCTTAATCCAGATAAAACCTTTGAGCGAAATTGGAAAGGCTGTACTGATGTAGGAATGCCAATACAAGGTGTTTACAACTACTCATACGCTACAACAGTAGAAAAGGCAAAGACGGATGCACAGAGAGTGATTGAGGTGCTTAACGGAAGAAAAACTTTCGTTTGGTTAGATGTTGAAGATAAATGCCAGCAAGGACTCGGACAGACACTTATTGATATTATTAAAATATATCAGAGTGTTATTAAGAGTGCCGGACTTAACTTCGGTGTATATACTGGACTTAGCTTTTACAATCAGTATATTGCACCATACGCAAATCAGATTAATTGTCCGTTTTGGATAGCACGCTATCCATCAACTAAGGGAATGTCTATCAGTGACGAGCCTAATAGTGCAAAGAAACCTGTTATTCAACATTCTCTGTATGGCTGGCAGTATTCGAGTGCATTTACCTGTAGCGGTCTGAATAACAGCACTGACGCTAACTTGCTCTATATTGAGCTTGATAAAGGCGATGGAATAGAGAACAGTTCAGCACCAACAGCGACTCCGGTAAAAAATAACGCTTGGAAAGGCAACGAGGAATATTATCTCGATAATGATGATGTAAGAAAATGGCAACATGCTATGAACATCGGATTTGACACAGACGAATTAAAAGAAGATGGCAGATTTGGAGCTAATTCACAGAGATTTGCTAAAAATCACAATCTGTGGAGTGGACAGAAGCATAACTGCCCGACAGCCATTAAGTGGTTAAGAAAAACTCTGCATGACAAGTATCATTTTTACAAGCTTGATACTGATTACGGCAAGTGGACGGACTATCTCACTAAATGTGTCATGGTATTTCAAAAGAATAGAGGTCTTAAGCAAGACGGCTATGTTGGATTGATTACAACATACTATCTGCTCAAAGACTAAATACATGAGAGCTACTTTAGGGTAGCTCTTTTTTATTACAGGGAGGTGAGAAAATGGCAGAGAGCATTGAGCTTCAAATCAAGTCGGACGCGCAACAAGCGATTAAAGCCATAAGCAATTTACAAAGCAAGTTGCAAGGACTTGGAAGCACTCTCAATTCCCTCAATGGTGCAAGCATAAGCAATTTTGCGAGTGGAATGTCGCAACTTGCGACATCACTTAGAAGCGTGAGCAGTATTGACACACGTACTTTTAGCAAGATTGCAACTAACATGGAAAAGCTCGGCAACCTTGATACTGCAAGACTTGTCAGCTCGGCAAGTGCCTTAAAGAGCATGGCAACAGAACTGTCGGGCTTTGCAAATATTTCAAAGCAATCAGCAGAGATTACACAGCTAACAGCTTCAATCTCAAAGCTCGGCTCAAAATCAGCCGGATATGCTGCAGAAAACATCAAAAACCTTGGCAGTGCCTTGAAAGAGGTAATGACAACATTATCTAGCGCACCGAGAGTCAGCAACAACATTATTCAAATGACTAATGCACTTGCTAATCTGTCGCAACAAGGCTCAAAAGTTGGTTCGGCTAGTAGGTCACTTGTAACAGGCTTTTCAAACACAACTAAGTCAATTAAGAGTACAAGAAGCGGATTTAGGGGATTGGCTTCAACTATCGGTAAGTTTTACGCAACTTATTGGCTGGTTATGAGGGCTGTCGGAAAGCTAGGCAGTACAGTTGATTTAGCGAGCCAATTAACCGAGGTTCAAAACGTAGTAGATACCACGTTTGGCGATATGGCAAGCAAGGTTGATGATTTTACGAAAACATCAATTCAAGACTTTGGAATGTCAGAGCTGACAGTTAAGCAAATATCGAGCCGTTTCCAAGCGTTAGGCACTTCTGTAGGTATTTCATCAGAGCAAGTGGCAAATGGTACGGCAGTGGCAAATAAAGCTCTTATGAGCCAAAATAACACGCTATACAAGACTACAGACAGTATGGCTGATATGTCGCTTAATCTTACAAAGTTAGCTGGCGATATGGCTTCATTCTACGATGTAGACCAAGCTGATGTTGCAAAGAGCTTACAATCAATTTTTTCGGGAACAATCGCACCATTAAGGAGATACGGACTTGATTTAACACAAGCCACACTTTCAGAGTGGGCTATGAAAAACGGACTTGACGCAAATATTAAATCAATGACACAAGCTGAAAAGGTATTGCTAAGATACAACTACGTCATGGCTAATACTCAAGCTGCACAAGGTGATTTTGCTAAGACCGCTAATACGTGGGCCAACAGTGTAAGAGTCCTTAAGCAAGAGTTCCAAGCATGGGGCAGTATCATAGGTAGCGTGATAATAAATGCCTTAAAGCCGTTTGTTCAAGCCTTAAGTAAAGTAATGCTCAAGGTTATCAGCTTCACAAGAACTGTAGCTGATGCACTCGGAGCAATCTTCGGATGGACTATCGAGATAAGCGGTGGTGGCGCTACTGTTGACGGCATGGAGGACATAGCTGACGGAGTAGGCGATATTGGTGATAACGCTGATAGTTCCAATAAGAAAGCGCAAAAACTGAAAAAGACATTGCTTAGTATAGACGAGATACACGCGCTTGATGACAACAGCGATAGTGGCAGTGGTGGCGGTTCAGGCAGTGGCGGTTCAGGTGGCGGTGGAGCTGGCGGTGGTGTTGATAGCTCACTGAAAAAAACTGATGGATTGCTCGAAAAATACAAATCATCAATCAAAGATTTATATTCGCTCGGAAAATACATCGGTGATGCTCTTGCGAGTGCTATGGAGAGCATTGATTGGCAGAAAATTTATCGAAAGGCTGACAATTTCGGAAAAGGGCTTGCAGACTTCCTTAATGGTTTAATCAGCCCAAGGCTCTTTTATGATTTGGGCGCAACAATAGCTGGTTCACTGAACACAGCTTTGCATTTCCTCAATTCATTCGGTACAACATTCGACTGGACTAATTTTGGCTTGTCGATTGCTAACGGCATTAATGGATTTTTTGAGAATTTTGATTTTGCGTTACTAGCAAAAACTATTAACGCATGGGTGCAAGGAATATACACCATGCTAACCACGGCAATTAAAAATGTGTCGTGGAAAGACGTACTCAAAGGAATTACGGATTTTTTAAGCAATTTAGACATCAAAACCGTTGAGATAATAGTTGGCACATTGCTAATAAAAAAGATAATTTCGTTAAAATTAGGCTCAGTGGCACTCGCTTTTATTGGAAAATCATTATCAAAAGCGATAGCACAGGCAATAGCTTCAAAAATTGGATTTGAGCTTGTAGAAGGAGCTGGCATTGGAACGGCAATAATGCAAGCATTTAAAACGATTTTCGCCTCATTGTCAACAAACCTCGGACTACTTATAGAAGGACTATTCAGTGGTTTAAGTTTGGGTGATGCAATAACGGCCGCATTCGGAACAGGGGCAGTAGACCTATTAGCAACAATAGGTTCTGCTTTTTCAGCAATAGCCGGAACGATTTTATCTATTGTAAATTTCGTCAAAATGCTAAAAGACGGATTTAGTTGGATAAATGAAATTCTAATGGTGATAGGCGTTGCATTAGCTACAGTCGGAGCAATATTAGCTGGCGTGGCAGCATTGCCAGCGGTAATTGTTGGAGCAATAGTGGCAGCAGTATCAACAATCGTTGTTTTAGTAAAAGATAATTGGAACACAATTTGTGAACTATTTTCAACGGTTGGCGAATGGTTCGATAGAAATGTCATTAAGCCTGTAGTTTCGTTTTTTAAGGATATGTGGAAAACCATAAGTGACTTTTTCGGGTCTCTGTGGAATAGCATAGTAAATGTATGGCAAGGAGCTTCGAAATGGTTCAGCTCCACAGTAATTGAACCAATAGTCGGATTTTTCAAAGGTTTCGCCATGCGAGCACAGCAGATTTTTCAAGGTGTTTGGATAATAATTCAAGCAATTTGGATAGTAGCTTCAAGCTGGTTTAATAATAATGTGATTACTCCGATTTCAAATCTGTTTAACTTTTTAAAAACACTTATACAGACAACGATACAGACAGCAAAAGATTTTGTATTTTCAACATGGCAAGGGGTGGCAAGTTGGTTTAGCGGTACAGTAATACAACCGATTTCAAACTTTTTTAATATGTTGAAAGCTGGTATAACATCGGCACTTAGCACAGCAAAGAACTTTGTTATATCTACTTGGCAAAGCGTGGCGGGTTGGTTTAATGGCAATGTTATTTCGCCTATCACAAACTGCTTTAATATTATGAAAAACGGAATTACAAACGCGTTTAATTATGTGTGGAGTTCAATAAGAGGCGGCGTCACAGGGGCTATGAACTACGTTATTTCAAAAATAGAGAATGGGGTTAATTTTGTTGTCAGTGGAATTAACTCTTTGTTAAGAGGATTTAACAAAGTTGTTTCTATGGCTGCTAAGGTGGCTGGTGCAAATTGGAACGGAGTATCGTTAGTTCCGAAAGTACATATTCCAAGGCTTGCTAGTGGCGGAATTTTTCCAAGGGGAGAGGACGGCATGGCTTTTATTAATCACAATGAGTTAGTCGGCAAATTCTCAAATGGTAGAAACGTAGTCGCAAACAATCAACAGATTACAGACGGAATTAGAGATGCTGTATTAGAGGGAATGACCCAAGCACTGATGAACTCTAACACCGGTGGAAACTCTGCGCCACCTATCATTGAAAACGTGTTTAAGTGCGACAGCGAAACACTCTATCGCATGACGCAGGTAGGCAAGGCAAAGCACGGACAACGATATATCGTAGCAAATGAATTTGGTTAAGACACTCGCCTTTGCGTGGGTGTCTTTTTACGAGGTAACAAAATGGCAATGATGTTAGTAGACGGAGTGGAATTGCCTACTCCGTCAAGCTTTGAATGGGGCTTGATTGATGTGTCTGCAAGCGACAGCGGACGTACACAAGACGGCAAAATGCACAAAAACAGAATAGCGCAGAAACGACAGATTAAATTGTCGTGGAATGGTACAGACAAGGCTAGAACAGCAAAGATACTTCAAATGGTAAACCCTGAATACATTCGAGTGACATATCCTGACGCTATGAGCGGAACTGATGAAACACGCGTGTTCTATGTCGGTGACAGAGGCGCACCTATCAAGATATGGACCGTCAACAATAAGAGGTACGAGACATTGAGCTTTAACCTCATAGAAGAATAAGGTGGTGATTTAATGCTTAACGTATCGGCTAAATGGCAAAGGGCAGTAATGCTCGATAATGATATAAACGTAAATTGCTTCGCTGACATATTTACGGCAAGCGGTGAAAAAATCCCTGTTAGTGATAGTGAGTTGTGGGCGAATGGCTTTGAGGTCAATGACTCAACATCGAGCAATGGTACTTTCACAATCGGAGCTTTGATTGCTGGAAAACTGAAAATTAAGCTGAATAACATTTATGAAGATTTCAGTAAGTATGATTTTGACAAGGCAACCGTAACGGCATATGTTTCAAAAAGCTTTTCTGACGGCACAACCGAAAAATTAAAAATCGGTGAGTACAGAGTCAGCGAGACAAGCTATGACGGCTCACTCATAACACTTACTTGCCTTGACAATATTAATAATTTCAATCGTGAGTATGACAGCAATTTAAGCTACCCTACAACAGCATATGAGGTAGTCAGAGACGCTTGTATTAAGTGCAATGTACCTTTTACCATGGCAAGATTTGATAACTCTGATTACGTGATTAACGAGATACCGAGCGATAATCAAAAGCTTACATACGGACAGGTAATAGCTTACATCCTGCAGTTGAGCGGATTATGGGGCAAGTGCGGTCACGATGGTGAATTGCTTATCGGATGGTATGATATGAGCCAGTTTGACAGCCGAAGCTACAATGGTGGAACTTTTAGCAAAAAAACTACACCATACTCTGATGGGGATAGCGTTGATGGTGGAACATTTAAGTATTCTGATGGAGATAACGCTGATGGCGGAACGTTTATAGAGGCGAGAAATTACCACAATATCTACACACAAAAAGACTTGAATGTTGCAACCGATGATGTTGTTATCACTGGGGTAAAGGTAGCTGTAACCTCAAAAGAGGATAAGACAAAAGATGTTAATGCACTTGCCGGAAAAGAGGGATATGTAATCTCAATCTCTGATAATCCGTTTATTCCGGCAGACAAGGCACAGGCAGTTGCAAATTATATCTTCAAAAAAATCGGTGGCATGAGGTTCAGACCTCTTGACGCTACACTCTTATCAACCCCACTGATTGAGAGCGGAGATGTGGCATTTGTGACGGACCGCAAGCAGAATACCTATAGTTGTTTTATCTCCAACCGAACATTTACAGTTGGAAGTGGTACAAAAATCTCATGTGACGCTGAAAATGCTTCGAGAAATAGCGCCGATAAATTCAGTAACGAGACAAAGGCTATTGTACAGGCAAGAAAAGTAGTGCAGACACAGTTAAGTGCATATGACAAGCAAATGCAATTGCTGACACAGTTAATGTCTCAATCACTCGGGCTTTTTAAGACTGAACAAGTGCAAGAAGATGGCTCAATTATTTATATTATGCACAATAAAGCCGACCTTAATTCGAGCAACATACAGTGGAAAATGACGGCTAACGGCATGGCTGTATCAAATGATTACGGCAAGACATGGAAAGCCGGAATTGATAAAGACGGAAACGCTATCTTCAATATTATGTCGGCTATCGGCATTAATTTTGATTGGGCGCATGGGGGTACGCTTACCCTTGGTGGAGAAAACAACGTTGACGGAAAGCAATATGTGAAAGATTCAAAAGGCAACATATTGATTACTCTTGATAACAGAGGAATTACTCTTGCCAGTGGTGTAAAAATCTCTTGGGATAACATTTCAAATCAGCCGAGCATACCGAGCAAAACAAGTGAATTAACAAACGACAGTGACTATCAAGATGTTGACCAAGTTAGAGAAACAGTGAACAACGCAGTAAAAAGTACGAAAGATGAACTTAACGCTCTTAAAAAGAACATCGGTTATACACAAATAGGAAAGGACTATGTTGTATCACCCAAGATAGTCGGTGCATATGGCGAATTTACAAAAGCTTTTAATGTCGATGTTGTCAATCCGTCTACAGGGCTTAATCAAAGTTTTTGGGCGCAAGACGCGGAAACCGGAACAAAAATAAGCGGAAATTACAGTGGAAATAACGTTGACAATAATCTTACAGTAACTCCAGAGGGGGCAAACCTTTTTTCAAACGTTGGAGGACACACTAGCGGTGTAGGCTGTGGCGGTGGCTTTGCGAGTGTAAACGGTGAAACAGTTAATATAAGTGGAACTAACGTTGATATTACTACAAACAATTTGACTCTTAATGGAGTTGAAACTGTTTTTGGTTCAAAAACATTTACCAATGAAAACGGCTGGTATTGGAGACAGTGGACAGATGGATATATAGAAATGTGGGGAAGCTTTCCTGCGACTGTCTCGTTTGGTTCTAAATATGGTAGTCTGTATTATACTTATGGAAGCGTATATATGCCAGACGGAATAAAAAGTATCTTACATACTACAGGTACTGTGTTTTGTAGTGCTGGCGGGCTGTATTCTATTTTTTTTACAAGATGGAGCAGTAATGAGTTGGGGTTTTGTATAAACTCGGCTGCCGCAGAAACAAACAAAAAATTGTATTTACAACTTCACGTTTTAGGCAAATGGAGATAATTGATAAAAGCGAGGTGTAACTTATGGCAATTCAAATGAGGCGAGGGGCATACGCACAGTTTGACCCCTTAAAAATGAGAGCTGGAGAATGGGCAGTATCGACCGACAGCGATACATTAAAACAACAAATCTGGATGTGTTTCGCACCGGGAGTTGTGAAACGAATAGGTACCATTGAGGATTTTGACGTTGAAATCAAAATCCTTTTTCAATCTTATATGGACGATATATCTAATTCTGTCAATGTGGCTAGGGGATATGCGGAAACAGCATCATCAAAAGCAACATCAGCATCTGTATCCGCCACAAATGCCAAAACAAGCGAGACGAATGCGGCTAACTCAAAAAAGACAGCGCAAAGCTATGCCGTGGGTGGAACAAATAGCAGAACTGGCGAAGATACCGATAATGCAAAATATTACAGTCAACAGGCAAGTACATCAAAGACTGCCGCCGCAACATCTGCCACAAATGCCAAAACAAGCGAGACAAATGCTAAGAATAAAGCTGACAGCGCATCAACTTCTGCTACTAATGCTGCCAAGTCAGAAAGCAATGCTAAGGTATACGCTACCGCAGCTACAACTAAAGCATCAGAAGCATCAACTTCTGCTACAACAGCGGCTACAAAAGCAAATGAAGCTAAAGCATCGGCAACATCAGCTTCGACCTCTGCTACTAATGCTAAAGCCAGTGAGACTAACTCTGCAAAGAGCGAGTCAGAAGCGCAAAAGTACGCAGAACAAGCCAAGGAAATATCAGAAGGCCTTAGCGGAGCATTAAGACCCCTGGGAACTATTAATTTTGCTAAATTGCCAAGCACAGCAGACGCTAGTTCGGGAGATATGTATAATATAACAGACCAATTTACCACAAACGATGATTTTAAAGAGGGGGCTGGTAATATAATTCCTGCTGGAAGTAATGTATATCTGACCATTGACAGATATTGGGATGTATTAGCTGGTACACCTGTTACTGGCGTCAAGGGAAACTCTGAAAGTTCATATCGGAGAGGAAATGTCAATATTACTCCTGCAAACATAGGCGCACTGTCAACAACTGGCGAAGCTTCAAACACAACAGTAAAATTTACCGAATCAACATCACGAACAAAACCAACAACCGGCGAAAAAATATCAAGCATAGTCGGGAAAATCGTTAAATTTTTAAGTGACTTAAAAACTGTTGCTTTTACCGGCTCATACAACGATTTATCAAATAAGCCCCTTTCTCTTCCAGCTAATGGTGGAAATGCAACAACGGTTAATGGTCATACTGTGAATGCAGATGTTCCAAGCGGAGCAAAGTTTACGGACACGCACGTTACAGTCACAGATAATCTTACGAGCACATCCACCGCAAACGCACTGTCGGCAAATCAAGGAAGAATATTAAAAAATGGGCTGGATAAAGTAAACCAGAGTTTAGGTAATATGCATTTAGTTCATTTAGAAAGTCAACAAATCAAAGGAACAGGGTATTCATTTTCGTACATTGGCTATAAAACTGGATATAGACTTATAAATGTTATAGTTAATTATAATACTTCTAGCAAAGGAAATTATCGAGTAGATACAATTCAATATGACGATACAAATAAAGTGTATGTGGTATTTTTGAATCAAACACTTGCATCAGGTGGTTATTTGCTTGCCGATTTAATATATATATCTGAATAATTTTTATTTCTTACCAAATACATGATACTTTAAAAATTAGCTCTTGACGAACAAAAATCAAGAGCTATATTTTGTTTGTATATACAGAGAAAAAGGATTTAATAGCAGAACAGGCAATAAGACAGATGGGATTTTGCACATAAAAAGAGAGGGGGGTCTTCCCTCTCTGATTATTGCCCTATAAATACTCCGACATCATCTGCGAATGGATTGAAATTGTAATCCATTTCAATGCTTTGCGCATTTATCGGAACTTCAAACGATATATCGATATTTCCAGTTCTACCTGGTGAAAGCTCTAAGATCGGAGAGCTGTCAGTCAAATAAAGCATGTTTTCGACTTGCACGTTATCGGCATATCCAGTTGCATTAGTATAAGAGAAACTAAATGTTTCGTCACTATTATTTACCACTTGAAAGCTAAAAGTAACATATTTATATCCACTTTTAGGCTTTTCATAATCATAATTCGTATTTTCATAAAAATTAGTTAAAGCTACATCTACGTTGTCTTGATAAGTTATTTCTTCTCCGACACGAGCTTCAACTTTTTGATAACCTTGTGGTGAATCGCCCTCTGTCTCGGTTTCTATCTCGCTTTCAATTTGCTCATTGGGCTTCTTGTGACTTTTAGCGGTATCAGTATTTGAATTGCCTACAAAAATCAATCCTAAAGCAGAAAGAATACATATAACAATAGCAACAATCGAGCCTACATGACGTCTTGGAATTTGTTCTGAACTCTTAAGAGCTAAATCAATGATAGCAAGTATCAGTGCTGTTATGATGCATATTACGTCAAGAAAAAGCGGTGCGCATAGTACAAGTGGCAGGCAAAGGCAGATGGCTATTGTACTTAATACAGAATCTTTCTTTTTAAACGGCTTATCTTGTATGTATAAATTTACATAATAGCTTGAGGTCTTGCGGTCAACGAGATAATTGCTCTCGATATACCTACAGACCATTTCCATATTGCCTTGATAATGCCTATCTAAATCACCGATATTAACATAATGATTGTTAATGTAGTATTCTCTATATCTTTTCATATAAAAATCCCCTTTCTAGTTCTTTTAGCCTATTTTATTCTTTTTGCAATCTATTGTCAATATTCGACATAATAAAACACTTTAAAGTGCTACAGTAATGATGTTCTCAAGCAAGAGAACTCTTCAAGTTTCGGTAGGGCGGTGGAAAAATCTGCCGTCCTAATATTGACGTTTAAGAACAGATGTTCTATAATTGGTGTATCGGAGGTAGCATTGTATGGAATATAAGGATGAAATAATTAAAATGATTGAGGGCTTGGAAGATAAAGACCTGTTATTGTACTTATACATATTTATTAAAGGAAAAATAGAGGCAGAGTAAAAGCTCTGCCTTGTGGTTATATTTTCTTTTCCCAAACGTTACCACACTTTGAACACACAAACTTTATTTTGCCGTTTTTGCCTTTAATTCCGGTAGCAGTACCGACAACGGCACCGACAGGTCCGAAGAGACCACCTACTGTGTTGCCAACAAGTGCTTTACCGAATGAGAATTTTTTCTTGGTATCAACAGGTATGCCAACACCATCACAACCCCATTTAGGACATTTAACAGTTTTACTCATAATAAAATACCACCTTTCTTATTAATTTGATTTATTTTGAGTATTTTCATACATCACATCTATTAAATTCATAATACTTTCTTGCTCTTTATCCGACAATTTAGATAACTTAAATACATAATCTTTGAGCTTGCTGTCTATATTTGAAAGTTCATAATCTATATTTGCTTGTTCAAATATAGGATTACTTTCTTCACCTGTAACTAGATATGACAAGGTAGTTCCCAAAAAATCAGCAATTTTCTGCATATTTTTAGTTTTTGGCTCGCTCTTTCCTCTTTTCCAATCAGATAGAGTCATGTTTGAAATGCCTGTAGCTCTTGCAACATCGGCATTTTTCAAGCCTTTTTCGTCTAGTAATTTCTGATAATGTTCATACATAAAAAATCCCTCGTAAATTATTATGGAAAACTTTAAAATAATGCTTGACAATTAAAGAAAACCATAATATACTAGACCTAGATTAAGGGAATCCTTAAAACCTAGGTTTTAATTTTGTTATTTTGTTGTCTTGGTAAGTTTCATTATAACGGATTTCCTTAATAAAATCAATATATTTTTAAGGAAAGGAGCGCAAAAAATGAATAATTCTAAGAAATATGCTCAATCATATTCGAGATTTGAGCAAATTTTGAAGAAAAAGGGTATCACATCATACCGAGTGGCAACAGACTTGAACTTTTCACCCATGTTGCTTTCAGATTGGAAGAGAGATAAAAGCAAGCCAAAATTAGACACCATGATTAAAATTGCAAGCTATCTTGATGAACCGGTTGAAAGTTTCGTGGATTAGAGAGAAAGGAGCAAAAATGTCGAAAATCGAAATCAGACAAGTTGAGGGTGAAAAGATTTTTACAGAAATCTGCATTGACGGTCACAAAATTGACGGAGTGAGAGGCTATGAATTGAAACAAGACAAAGCTGGATTTCCCGTACTAACAATTGACCTAAATGCGTTTGATATTGCCACAGACTTGCGAGCACTACAGTTGAATCAAAAATATGTAGGCACTATTGAGAGTATCAAATTTAGAGACGGCTATGAGGTTAATTTTGGCTCTCGTGTTTCAGAGAGCCAATAGGAACTATTTGTTGAGATTTTGAAGAATAGAGCATTGTTTGGGATTGCGACAACAACCAAACGACATTGCATATTGACAGACTAACCGACCATTCTCAAGACTTTGTTTTTCCAAGTCGGAAGTATCTATCATTTTAATCTCAACGGAATAATCCTTGTTCTGCTTATTGCAGAAACCATTAAGAATCATAAGCGACTCACCTCCTTATTATCTAATGAGGAGATTATACCACAGAAAGGAGAAAACATGAACGATTTACAAATTTTCAACAATGAGGAGTTTGGGGAAGTCCGAACAGCAGTAATAAATGACGAACCTATGTTTTGCTTAATTGATATTTGCAAGGCATTGGAAATCAAAAATGCTACAGATGTAGCAAAGAGATTAGATGAAGATGAACTGACTAGATTAAATCTAGGCAGTCGAGCTGGAGAGACAAACTTCATAACAGAAAGCGGTTTGTATGCAGTTATCTTAAGAAGCGATAAACCGAACGCAAAGAAGTTTCGCAAGTGGGTAACAGCCGAAGTGCTTCCCTCAATCAGAAAGACAGGAAGTTACGGAATGCCAAAGACAACAGGCGGTCAGATACAACTTTTGGCACAGGGCTATACAGAATTAGAGCAGAAAGTAAACGACATCAAAGATGATGTGAGCGAGCTTAAGGAAAACGTACCACTTTATAGCTGTGATATTGACGAGATACAACAGCACGTTAAGCGCAGAGTTGTAAATATTCTTGGTGGCAAGCAGAGCGAAGCATACAGGGATAACAGTATCAGACATAAGACGTTTTCTGATATATGGACACAGTTAAAGCGTGAGTATGGTTGCGTATCTACTTATAAGAGTATCAAGAGGAAGTACATAGACGATGTGCATGAGTTTATTGATTGCTATGTCGTGCCTAAGTACCTTGACGAGCTTATACATGATGCAAATGCACAGCAGAGTTTCGCATAGCGAGGTGATTGTATGAGAAAAAGAACTTTAAAAGAGAAATTCTATACAGGCTGTGGCTATTCGATTTTCGGAGCATTAGCATTTACATTTTTCCTTGGATTATCGTTGGCATACGGAATTAAGACAGCGAGTATTATCGTTGGGGCAATCGTAACAGTATTTTGGCTGATACTGATTGCAATATGTCTCATAGAGGAGGGCGAACCGCATGAGAAAAAGAAACCTGATATTGATGTTATCAATTTCAACGATTGGAATTATGACCTTAAAGCCAATAGTAACGAAAGCAGATAGCAAAATTGAGCTGACAGCCGGAGTTTCTTCCTATTTAAATAGCGTAATGCTTGGAAAGGTTGAGCCGACAGTGGTCGAGAATGAGCCGGTTGTGGTTGAGCAGACCTATGAAGAGCCAACAGTTCCGACTTGCCGTAAGAAATACAGTTGTAGCCGGTTTAAGAAGCTGGGGAGAGTCAGATATGGCGATTACACTTATACGTGGTACTCACAGAGAGTGTTACCGGGCGGTGGTCTAAATATTCCGGGCAGACATCTAAACAAATATGGACTTGTCGTAGATGAAAACGAGTATGTAGTAATTGCAAGTGATGATTTACCACACGGAACTGTAATTGACACTCCTGTTGGCATACAAGGGATTGTATATGACGAAGGGAGCGGAAATGGAAATCTTGACATCTACTGCGATTGGTAGTCAATTGAAACGTCAGAGTGCTAACGATTACCTACAAGAACTATATCGAGCTAAACGGCACGAGGACAAATCATTTGACTTTCAAGCGTTACTAGATAAAGAAATGGAGAAACTAAATGAGCGACAATGTAAGACGAATTAAGTTAGGCGATACGAGATACAAACTCAAACCACTGACTAGAGAGCAGAAGCTATTGCTTGACAAGGCTCATCACGTGGCAAGTGAGTGGCTTTTTGTATCGGAGTCAGACTCGTATCTAAGAGTAGTTAAGAAATCAAGCCTACACGGAAATTTGATTCTAAAAACCATAAACAAATAATAGAAAGAGAGGAAACGCAATGAAGATTACACACATTTTTGCACAGAATTTTTGCAAGTTCTACGGCAAAAACACATTAGACACGGATTTTTCAATAAAAACTGTATTATCCGGTCAGAATGAAGTCGGCAAATCAACAGTTAAGAGAATTATTCTTGATGTGCTGAATTGCCACGATGAGAACGACAGAGAGATTACAGGCATAAGACCACATGATGAAAATGGAGTTGAGATTGACGATGTTGACATTGTAAGAGCTGTTACCTTTGAGATTGACGGAAAAAGAAAGACTCTGAAAAAAGTTACAAGACAGAAACGCAACAAAAAGGGTGAAATTACAGGCAGTGTTACTGATTACTCAATCAATGATGTGCCGTACAAAATGGCAGACTACAATCAGTACATCAATGACAACATGGCAGAGCTTGGAGTATTACCATTTTGCTTAAATGCCATGACGTTGCTCAACAAGTCACAGGCAGAGCAGAGATTAGCACTTGCAAGCTATTTTGGCGCACGTACTGATGAAGAAATCTGCGATATATTTCCACAGTTTGCCGAACTTAAGCCGATGTTTGACGATGGGGATGTAGACCAGCTCAAAAAAGTATGTCGTGGCAAGCTAAACGGCACAGGCGGTAGGAATGGCTCAAAAGGACTTGTCAAGGAAAGAGACGAAATCTCAACAAGGATTGATACAATCCATTCCACCAATGAGTATACAGACCTTGCAGAGCTTGAACTGCAAAAGAAAACCTATGAGCCACAGCTTAAGGAAATCGAAGATAAGCTGTCCGACTATAACAAGATTTTAGAGGACAAGCAGAAAGCTACAGAGGACATTATGAACCTTAAATTTGAGCTTTCAGACATGGAGAGAGAAGCCAATGCCGACAATCAGAAAAAGCGCATGGAGCTACAGACACAGCTTGACAGCTTTAATGCTTCAATTCACAAAGGAGAGTCAATAATAAGAACTAAAAAGGCTGCCATTGAAAACTCTGAAAGAGAGGTTAGATTTTGCGCAGAGAACTTAGAAAAGGTACGTGCTGATTGGAAAAAAGCAAAGGCACTTTCCTTTGATGAAAGCAGTGTTAATTGTCCGATGTGCGGTCAGAGATTGCCGGAAGATACAATAGAGAGTTTGAGAACTGATTTTAGTGATAAAAAATTGAAGAAGCTTAAAGAGCTTGAGGATAAGGGCAATTCATTATCAAATGACAGCAAGGAACTCAAACAGGCTATTGAGGATAAGAAGAAAGAAATAGCTGACCTCGAAGCAGAACTTAAGGAGCTGACAGAAAAGCGTGATACTGTTGCTAACAAGTTTGAACGTGATAACATCGCTAAAGAGCTTGGAATGGTACCTACTGATGTTGACATGACAGGCAACAGTGAGTATCAGGCACTTAAAGCTAAAATCGAGGAAAAAGAGAAAGCTCTTGCAGATGAAAACGATACATCAGAGCTTATCAGAAAGCTCAAAAATGAGCGAAACGAACTGCTAAGGCAAGTTTCATCGGTTGATACAAAGATTGAGCTTGGTGTGGCAAATAACAAGCGTATAGACGATAGTATAGCCAACCTTGAAGATAAGAGAAAAGACCTCAATCAGGAGATTACTGATTGGGAGAGAAAACTTGACTTGCTGAAAGAGTTTACTCGAAAGAAAAACGAACTCTTACAGGCAGATGTTAATAAGTATCTGAATTTTGCTACGGCAAAGCTTTTCAGACCGCTCTTAAATGGTGATACCGAGGAGTGCTGCGACTTTGTTTACAACGGCGAAGCATATGCAAGAAATCTCAATCATGGTGCAAGGATGCTGACAGAAGTTGACATATGCCGAGCTTTTCAGAGAGTGGCAAGCGTTAATTTCCCAATTATTATTGATGATACGGAGAGCGTTGACGATTGGAGAATACCACAGATTGATAACCAGCTAATCTTGTTAAAGCATACACAGGACAAAGAGCTTGTGATTGAGGCGGTGTGATATGAAATTATACTTTTACAATTTAGATACTTATGGCAGAAACCCTAAAGGTTTATACGTTGAGGAATGTGAAGCGGAAGAGAGGCCCAAGACATACAAGGCTGTTGATGGAGTTTTTCCAAACGGCTATGGCGCGGTAAGGAAAGATGATGTTGGGCGAATAACTGATTTTGACCGCATGTTTCTTACAGAACCTAACTTTGAATATGCAAAAGAGCTGTTCCGAAACAGGGCTGAAAGAGAAATTGAAAAACTTAAAACTGAATTAAAAATAATAAATGAAAGTGAGGAAAAATAAATGATTAGAGCAAAAGGCGGAGAAGTTACATTTAGCGGTATAAAAAGCCATGTTATGGCAGAGGCAGTTACTGTTTTACGTGCGCTTAAAAAGGAACTTTCAGAGGAAGAGTACAAAATGGTAATTAGATTTGCTGATAAAAGCGAGGAACAGGTGAAAGATGAAGCCGAGAGAGCAAGAGAAATGCTCAAAAAATTACTTGGATTATAGGAGGAATAGAAATGAGTATTAAGAAGAGAAATTATTACATGGGTGGGAAGAAACATACTGTAGAACTTAAGTATGACGGATATATGTATACAGTTATATCTGACGGAGTTTTATTCAAGCAGACAGCTAATGAACTGTTTGCGGTTCAGGTTTTTAATGCGATTTAGGAGGATTAATTATGGCAGAGAATACACAGATAGTCGAGTATGAATCAAATGGGGAAATGGTAAAAATTTCCCCAACAATGATAAAAAGATACCTTGTAAGTGGCGGTGGCAATGTATCTGACGGAGAAGTAATGATGTTTATGTCATTATGCAGATACCAGCACTTAAATCCGTTTTTGAGAGAAGCATACCTTATTAAGTATGGAAGCAACGACCCGGCCACAATAGTTACTGGAAAAGATGTTTTTACAAAGAGAGCCAATGCGGACCCACGATATAAGGGAAAGAAAGCGGGAATTATTGTAATTAAAAAGGACGGAGCTGTTGAAGAACGAGAGGGAACAATGGTTTTACCTAACGAAACTATCGTAGGTGGCTGGGCGAAAATCTTTATTGACGGAAAAGAGGACGAGTATCAGTCAGTAGGTTTTGATGAGTACGCAGGAAGAAAAAAAGACGGCTCGCTTAACAGCCAATGGGCGAAAAAGCCGGCCACAATGATTAGAAAAGTAGCTGTTGTACAGGCTTTAAGAGAAGCATTTCCAGATAGATTTCAAGGTTTATATGCACAAGAGGAATTTCAGAATGTATCAGATGTAAAACTTGATACAGAAAAGGTTGTTGCTGATGAGATTAAAGAAAATGCAAACACAGTAGATTTTGACGAGGACAACATAATTGATGTAGAGCCGACAGACACAGCCGACAAGCAGTCAGAGGAGCTTCCGCCATTCATGCAGAGTGAGGAGAGCTGATATGAGAGTAATTTCACAGCATGGCAATGTTGATTTGCCTTATGAGCAGATAGTTGTGTGCCACGCAATGGAAAACGTTATAGCGCTATACAATGGAGAAAAATACGTATTAGGCGAGTACTCTTCCAAAGAGAAAGCGTATAAGGCTATGGAAATGCTGAGAGAAGCATATGTCGGTATGCCTATTGTAATGCAGAATGTCGCTATTTCAGAAGATGTGGCAAAGGAATTTGAAGGATTAAAGAAGTGCGGTGTTATGGTGCAAGCAGAAAATCAGCCGTCAAAAGTAGATTTTATTAACAATGCTGTTTTTCAGTTTCCACAGGATGATGAGGTGGAAGTATGAAAAATGTTGATATTAGAGAATATGCAAAAGAAAATGGCGTAAAGTTGTGGGAAGTTTCGGAGCATTTAGGATATGCGCACGATACAGCTTTTTCTAAAGTATTAAGGCACGAGCTTGACGATGATAAAAAGTGGGAAATAAGACAAGTTATTGACAAAATCGCAGACGAACATAGATGGGAGAATTGATGAAACTTAAATGTATTGCAACAGGAAGTACAGGGAACTGCTACACCTTAACTTCCAACAGTGGAGAAACACTTATCCTTGATTGTGGTATCAGCATTAAGGAGATTAAAAAAGGCTTAGATTGGAATATAAGGGGGATAAAGGGTGTGATTATAAGTCACACCCACCTCTAGACCATAGCAAGTCATTAAACGATTTTAAGTCTATGGGAATACCGATTTATGCACCATATTTGAAGATTGATTATATGTCAATGAATATGGGCGGATTTACAGTAAAACCTTTTGATTTAACAACGATAGACGGAAGTTGGACACATACAAATGCAAATGGTGAGCCCTGTCCGATATATGGCTTTCTGATTACTCACAAGGAAATGGGGAGAATGCTTTACATAACGGATTGTGAAGTTATTAAGTGGAAGTTTAAGGACATAAACCACATTCTCTTAGGTGTGAATTATGACAAGGATTTAGTTGATACCGACAATCCGAAGGCTAACCATGTTTTCAGAGGCCATTTATCCATTGATACCGCTTGTGATTTTGTCATGGCTAACGATTCAGACAGCTTGCAGAATGTCATAATGTGCCATTTGTCAAGTGAAAATGCTGATAGAGATGGTTTCATCGAGAAGATGAAAAATGCCGTAAATGGGGCAAATGTGGATGTTGCAGAGTGTAATAAGGAATGGTTACTTGCTAATCCTAATGAGTGCCCTTTTTAGAAAGGAGATTGCATGGCTAAAAAGAAAGGAACAGGAGTAAGTCCTATTACCAACAGAATTTATTATGGAACGCAAGATACAGATAAGCACATGTGGGTAGGACAGAAAACAGACATAACAGAAAGTGCAATAGCTTCTGTATTTGAATGGTTTATGGCGAATATGGAGGGAAAAGAAGAATATTCTATCACATATCCAGAGACAGATTTTGAGTTGGTTATGAGGAGAAAAACTGATGATTAAAGGAAGAAAAGTTTATGACCCATTAACTGATACTTGGAGCACAGGTTATTGGGTTGCAGATGATAAAGGGAATTATTACCCAATATGGTAGAAGAAAAAGTGTCCTTTTTAAAAATTTAACAGACAGGAGAAAAATAATGAACATTGTAACATTAATCGGCAGATTAACTAGGGACCCGGACATTAGATACCCACAGGATGAAAATGCAATGGCAATAGCAAGATTTACACTTGCCGTTGACAAGAATTTTAAGAAGAAAGACGATAAGGCAAATTTCATTAACTGCGTGGCTTTTGGCAAGATTGCTGAAACAGTAGAAAAGCATGTATTCAAAGGCTCAAAGATAGCAGTTATCGGTGAGTGGACTACAGGCAGTTACAAAAATAGAGACGGAAACACAGTCTACACTAATGATTGCAACATATCTAAACTTGAGTTCTGCGACAGTAAAAATTCAAGTGGCAGCAGTGCAGAACCACAGCCAAAACCTGATGATGGTTTTATGTCAATTCCTGATGGTATTGACGAGGAATTACCATTTAATTAAGAGGTGTGATTATGGCAGAAAATAAACATACAATGCAAGAATTGTACCAATGGCAGGCATTGCCGCTTAATATCAAGGTTTTAATGACAGCCGAGAGAGTGCGAAACTGGGTTGATGAATTTGGCGAAGACGGAGTGTATCTATCATTTAGCGGTGGCAAGGATAGTACAGTTTTAGGACATATAATCAGAGAAGTTTGCGGATATAAAAACATTCCTTTTGTGTTCGTGGATGTACCGACACAATATCCCGAATTAAAGCAGTTTGCACAGACATTTGATAATCTTGTGATTTTAAAACCCAAAATTTCATTTGCAGAAGTTTGTGAAAAGTATGGATTTCCGATGTTTTCAAAGGAAATATCAGAATGTGTTGCAGATAGTAGAAAATACATTAGAATCCTTACAGACAGACAGACAGACAGACAGACAGACAGAGATTCCGTTTGCTTATCGCATAGCCGACCTGATAGGAATAGACAGGAGAACAGACAAGGAAAACAAAACTTTTGTGGATTTAAAGATGGGGAATATCCCTAGCGAAATTCTGAAAGCACCTATCAGAGTAAAACAGTTATTCGGTGTCAAGCGTGAAGAATTTGGC